GCGAATGGGTAGAGACTACAACGCATCCGCTGGCCCGTTTATTATCAAATCCTAATGTTGACATAGACAAGAATGAAATGATGCGTATGTTAGTCACGCACCTAGACCTTGCTGGAAATGGGTATTGGTTAAAGACCAGAGCAGGCAACGGAATGCCAGTAGAATTGTGGCCAATGTTGCCGCAGTTTGTCAAAGTAATGCCCGGACGTGAAAGACTAATTAAGGGCTATGAATATACGCAGTACGGCGTTCAAGTGTACGATTCTGACGACGTAATGCACTCGGCCTATACCAATCCTGAAAACATTTATTATGGCGTAAGCCCGCTACAAGCTGCAGGAAAAGCTGTCGACATTGATAACGCAGCCGCAACCTGGCAAAAAATCAGTATGCAGAACCGAGGCGTTCCTGACGGCATTTTCTCGTTTGACGCAGACATGACTTACGAACAATGGCAAGAAGTCAGATCCATGGTGCGAGAAGAATACACCGGCACAGCAACAAGCCGTGCGCCATGGGTATTGAGTAAGGCCAAGTATCAGCAATTAGCCATGAGTCCCGTAGAAATGGATTACATGGAAACCCGCAAGTATTCCATGCAACAGATCTGCGCTGTTTATGGCGTACCAACGGAAATGATTAACGGCATGGGCGACGCGAACAGAGCGTCCAGTGAGACAGTTCGCCAAACCTTCTGGATAGACACTGTTACCCCGTTGCTTGTTGAGCTGGAAGGAAGCCTGAATTTAGGGTTGGCCCGTGATTTTGGCACAAGCGACCAGATCCGCATTCGATTTGATACGTCGGCAGTTCCAGCACTTCAAGAGAATTACACCGAGAAAGTCGATAACGCCATGAAGTTGTGGGGCATGGGCGTTCCAATAAATGAGCTAAACCGCAAGCTAGAGTTAGGTTTTGATGATCTTGAAGGCGGAGACGTTGGGTACATCCCGAGCAGCGTGATCCCTTCAAGCATTGATCTTGAGTTTTCTGGAAGTCCTGCAAGCCCGCAGGAGGCTTATGGTGATGCACCCGCAGCAATGCCACCAGTACAGGATGTGCAACGCGCAGCGCTTAACGGAGCGCAAATCCAGAGCTTGCAAACCATTGTGCAATCTGTTGTTTTAGGACAATTGCCATACGAATCAGGCGTTAAGTTGATTATGGCGGCTTTTCCATCCTTGTCAGAGAGAGATGCAAACGACATATTAGCCCCGACCAAGCAGTTTACTGTAGCGGCACCATTGCAAATTGAACAAAATGGCAACGAATAAACGCGAAGCCAGACTGCAACAATTAGCTTTAACCCGTTTTGCTGTTCGCCATGAGCGACAGATCCGAAGAGCAATTGCGCAAGCCATGGCCAAAGTAGCCAACAATCTAGGCGATACCCTGATATTTGAAACAGTAGAAGCCGAACATTCTGCAGCAGTGGATAAGTTGTTGAAAAACCTGTGGAATGAATCAAGCGAGCTGATGTACGGCTTGCTGTTTGCGCAAGAGGCGAAACGATTTAGTGCCCAGTTGTTGCCTACTGTCACCGCTAACGCTATAGCCGCAGATTATATCCGGCAGTTTGGATTAGAGCGCGTCACTCAAATAACAAGGACCACAATCGACGATATTAAGCGAGTTGTCATCAGTGGCATTGCCGACGGCATGACAGAAAAAGAGATCGCAGCACAAATCCTTGCACTTGCACCAACAAAGTCAGCAAGTCGAGCGCAAACAATATCCAGAACCGAAACCCACGCAAGTGCAAACTTTGCTGCACAATCTGCTGTTGAGTCAACAGGAATACAGATGCGTAAACAATGGGTTACAGCAATCGACGACAGGACACGCGACGGCATAGATTCAGAATTTGATCACGTTGCAGTGGATGGGCAAACCGTAAGCATGGACCAGCCGTTTGATGTTAACGGAGAGCAGTTAATGTACCCCGGAGATCCAAGCGGAAGTCCTGGCAATGTCATCAATTGCAGATGCGCAGTAGTATATATTGTATAAGTATGTTGACATCTGATCGTTGCGCCGCCAAAATTCAACCAAATAGCGAGGGTGAAAGCATGGAATTAAAGAGTTACGAAATCAAAGAGTCAAGTGTTGACCTTGACGAGCGCACATTCCAAGGCTACGCATCTACGTGGGATGAGGACAAGACCGGCGATGTTATACATCAAGGCGCGTTTCTGAAGTCCATTACCGAAGCTTTCCCTGCTAAAAGAATTAAAGTCCTATGGCAGCACAACGAGCCATTAGGTATGCCTATTGAAATGCGAGAAGATAGTTACGGCCTGTATGTTAAAGGCAAAGTATCCAAAACTCGATTGGGAGATGAAGCCCTAGAGCTTATGCGTGACGGCGTTATTGACCGCATGAGCATTGGCTTTAGCATCCCCAAAGGAAAGAGCGACTATGACGAGGAAGGAATACGTCATATCCGCGAAGTTAAATTAATGGAGTTTTCACCCGTGACCTTTCCGGCTAACGAGGCCGCAATGATCACCGGCGTCAAATCCTTGCAGGAAGCTATCGCGCATGGCGCAAAGATTCAGGACGTTCAGTCGCTTGTTAAGGCACTGGACGACCTAAAGGCACTGATTGCCACAATGGAGCCGCAAAGCACTCCCGTTGAAGATCAGCCGCCCGAGCTTGTCGAACTGCAAGGTTTGGCATTAAGTCTGGGCGAATTTGCCCGCAATCGTTTGTACTAAGGAGGTCCACATGGACATCAAAGAACTTAAAGGTCATTTTGACCAAGCTGCTGACGAACTGAAAGGCCTTGTTGCCCGTCAATCTGACGAGATCAAAGCCTATGGCGAGTCAAGCAAAGAAACCGCAGAGCTGATTTCTAAAGCCGATTCACGTATGTCAGAAATGACTGCAGAAATGGAAGCGAAAGAAGCCCGTTTGATTGAGATTGAGAAGCGCATGAACCGCCCCGGTTTTGGTGGCGAAGAAATGCACAAATCAATCGGCCAAGTGTATGTTGAGTCAGAAGCCTATGCACATGCTAAAAGCATTGGCCGTGGCAATAACGTACCTGTAGAAATGGAGCGTAAAGACATCACTTCAGCCGCCGCATCTGCTGGTGCACTGACTGACGCTTTCCGCAACCCCAACATTTACGTTAATCCGCAACGTCCGCTGTTCATTCGCCAGTTAGTTAATCGTCAGCCCGTTCAGGATTCTGCTGTTGAAATCATGCGCGAGAACGTGTTTACCAATAACGCTGGACCGCAGTTTGACAATGCTGGCACACCGAAAAACGAACTTGTTGCTAAGAATAAGTCAGATGTAACTTTTTCTCTGACCACTATTCCTGTTCGTACTATTGCGCATCACATGATTGCATCACGCCAAGTTTTGGCTGACGCACCACGTCTGCGTAACTACATCGACAACCGTTTGACCTATGGTCTGAACCTTGAGTTTGATAGCCAGATCCTTTACGGCACAGGCGCAAGCGAAGATTTTACCGGTTTGTTTGTTGATGCTGGCATTTCTGATATTGGTGAAATTACTGCAGGCACAACTGCTGACGATCTGGCCGGTGCTATGATCGATCACATTCGCTCTGCTATTACCGAATGTCAGATCAATGAGTTCTACAACGTAAACGGGCTAGTTATTAACCCGCAAGATTGGGAAACCATTGAAACCGCCAAAGGTGACGACAAGCATTACATCTGGGTAACTGTTCCTAATGGCGGCGAAACCCGCTTGTGGAGAGTGCCTGTGATTGTAACCAATGCCGTTACGCAAGGTGACTTCCTGCTAGGCGACTGGACTATGGGCGCAACTCTTTATGAGCGTGAGTCAATGTCTGTTCGTGTTGCAGACCAGCATGGCGAGCTGTTTGTTAAGAACGGCATTGTTGTACTGGGTGAAGAACGTGCGGCATTCGGCGTTGAATTGCCAAAGGCCTTCACGAAGGGCAGTTTTGACATAGCGTCAAGCTGATAGGACTGCGGGGCTTCGGCCCCGCTTTTCCCCATGTTTATAGCTAACAAG